TTTGCGCAGGGTTGGAATCCACATAGTACGGAAAAGTGTCGAGGTATTGCACGAAGCTGGCGTTGATGAAGCGCCTGGCGCAAAAATCTTCACAATATTCCCGTGCGGCGGTGATTAACGACCCGATTAAGGCGTCATCATCGCTAATCGTTACGCGCAGGAATTGCTTGCAATCGCTCAACGCGATTGGCTCGCAGACTGGCTGACCGACAATTTTAATTGCGCCCATGATTCAAACCTCAAAGGAATGTGGGCCGGAATTTTGTTCCGGCCCACAATCGACTTATGGCAATGGAGGATGATTGCCTTAAGCCGGACTTTAACTAGATGGCTGTAGCAGGTATTTCACCGGGTGTGTGCCGGCGTCGATTAGGCGGCCATCGTAACGCGCAAAGCCGATAAAGAGCACCAAGCCCTGCTCGGCGGCGCGTTCCACTAGCCTCAATACGGCCAAATCTTTGACTTTGCGGATGACGTATTTCTTGAGGTCTCCGAAAACCACCGATTGTACCGTTGCGGCTGGCGAAGGCGACAGCGTTCCCATATATTGATTCATCACGATGGGATAACCGAAAATGCTTTCCAATTTGCCCGTCTGCGGATTGGGAATGAACAGCGGACGGCCAAAGTTGTCAAGCAATTGTTCGAGAACCTGAATGACCAGGTCGTGCATCATGAATTTGCCATTAATACGATAGAGGGGATCGACGGAGTGGATGAGGTTGAGTAGGTCTGTGGTACCAATGGAATTCACTTCGGTATAGCTCGTGCTGGAGTTGTTGCCGGAAGCATGCGCGCCGATTGCGGTCGCTCCCAACGTAGCATCTTGCATGATTCCGCGCGGGCAACCGTTTCCGTTGCCGTTCGTGAAGTCGCGAGTGAGGCCACGAGCTAGGCGGATAGCAAAGCGCTCGACTAGAAATTTCTCCATGTCGAACGCAGAATCTTGCAGCAATTCGAGCGACACTGGAACGATCTTGGTGTCGTACTTCCAGGCTTGCAGGACGATATTGCCAATGTACACGTCCTGTTGGCTTGCCGTCGCTCCTTCACCAATGATTTCAGCTTCTACGCTGACATCGTTGGATGTCGGATAGGGCAGCGGAGCGCCTGTGGCGGTAGCTAGTTCAGTTGCGTTTTCGATGAATTTTCCCCAGGCTTTCAGGGCATTCTCTATGTCGTAGACGAAGCCTTGGGGAACAAATACGGAAGTGGGCAGAGATGCAACGGGAGTACCAATGCCCATGCCGGATGTCCAATTGCTCCATCCCGTGGGCCCGGTTGCCGGAGGATTGACGTCGCCAGTGCTGTCCGAAAGCCGAAGCTCACGATGCAGCCTTTTGACTTCCTCGCTGTCCTTTGACAGTTCATAGGACCGCAGGCAGGGGTGTTTCGCGCCTGTTAGGCCCCAGAGCCGGAAAGCGGCTCGCTCTTGGCGGTCATCAAGTTTACGTTGATCTTTCTCCAATTTTCGCGCTGCCTTGATTTCCGCTAAGCGTTCTGTGGCACTCCTCACACCAGTTGGTGAACCGACCGGCCCGTTAGGAGGCCGGACCGTGTTCCGCATTTCTTCGATCATTTGATTGGCCGCTTGAATGCGACCAATATCGTCGCCCAGGCCTTTGGCTTCAATCTGCAATGTATCAAAGCGCTGCCGCTCATCTGCATTCTTAAAGCCCGCCTTGGCGAGTTCGGTAAGTTGCTCCGAAACGGCAATGCGCCGTTCCTGGAGTTCTTGAAGTTTAGTCACTGGATTTTCCTTCGATTCCAAATCTAAGATTTGCAATCTATCTCTTTGATCTATGTCCACCACATGCGGCCCCCGCACGCGGCTTCACGATCCGGCAACGGCCCCCGTTACCGGGTCTTGCTAAACTCGATTTCGGCGGCTAAGCGAATTGCCGCCAATTTCCGCGCGATATCGTCCGACAACGGATTCATTTCAGCAGGAATTGGTTTCTCGCCTGGTGTTCGGTGTTGGTCGGCCAATGAGCGGATATGCACTTCGGTTTCTTCATAGGCTGGGAAAGTTGCGGGCCCTATGTCGTAAAGCTTGACCGCCTGTAATTCCCGCTTGACCATGACCTTGCCGTCTTCGCGCTTTTCTTCCGTCCAGCGCTCTGAAATAGGTTCAAAACCAAAAGAGCAACCGGAAAGGTCTCCGCGCGCGATTAGCGCCGGGATGTCTTTTCCAAGCTGGGTATCGGGCAGGTCACAATTATAGTAAAGGCCGTTTGCATCTTCCTTTAGCCGCAGGGTTTTAGATGCTGTACGCCCCAGCAAACAATTAACGTCGTGATTAAAGAGGCAACGAACGTCCGCGCCAGCTTCAATGTCGCCCTTGAAAGCGCCAGAGCGTACGCATTCTTGGAAACCCCATTCAGGGTCGCCAATCTGCGTCCAGCTATCAAATTTAGCGGCATACCCAGAAAGCGTTTTTCCGTCTTGGCTTATGCGAATTTCCACGCTCGGAATAAATCTTAATTCACGTTTGGCTTGCATGATTTTTTCCTCTTTGCCGATAACTCCCCAGGCTTGCGCGAAAGCCGACTTTTCCGCATCGTCATCGCTCTTGCCGTCTTTCTTGGCTTTGGCATAAGCGGAATTCCACACTTCCATAAATTGTGCTTTTTTAGAGTCCGGCACTGCATCTGGAACGTCGCTGGGACTTTTGTACGGTCTCGTTTCCATGTTAAACCCCTGGCTTGAAAATTTGGCGAACGCCATCATCCGTGACTTCCCAAAGCGAGCAAAATTCAATATCTTCCGCTCCGTTGCCCAAATGTTCCGCATAGACGCCGATGGCGCGATGTGAAGTAACAATGAGGGTGTCTTCATCTTGCCGAAGCCCATCTACGGCGACCACAATTCGACCCTTAAAGGCGCTATCGTTTTCTTTCTCGCCTTGCCCGTTCAGGCTGGAATCTACAGTGAATCCTTTGCCCGCCGCTATTGCCTCAGCGGTTTGTTGATGGCGCTTTGGAGTGCCGCAATAAATCCAGCGCAGATCGGGGATATTGGCGGCCACGTAGCCAGCCAAAACCTGAGCTTTCGTTTCGCCAGCCGTAGTCAAAGGCTCTTCCGGGACGAATTCATCACTTACACCCGACAAATCATTTTCGGTTTCGCCGTGTCGAACCAGAAAAAGCCGCCCCGAAGCGACCTCCCTATTGCTCCATAGGTAATCGAAGTGTTTACGGGCCGTTTCATTCACCGCTTCCATGGTCAATGCGCCCGCCTGTAAGCCTTCGAAACTTCTCAATTGGGCATTCACGTTATCCGCCGATTCTCCTTTTGCGACACGCATAGACTCTAAAATGGGCCGGAAAATAGAGTTAATTACCTTGTAATCGTGGGAGTCTCTGGCGGCAAATCTGCCAAAAGCATCCCTGAATATCGGCCAAAATACTTCTCGCGCGACTTTCTCTTGCCTCGGTTGGTCTACCCCCTGGCCGGGAATGTTCGCCGGACCGGATGGCTGATTGGCACTCGTATTGCGCGGCGGCTGCAAAATTACCTTGCCGTCTGCATCTACCGCAACCATATTGACCGGAACTAAATAGCTTTCTCCGAGCTTGCCCGGCAAGGGATTTTCGTCTTCTTCTTCTAAAATGTCATTGGGCGTCGCCCATCCCCAATTGCGGGCGGCCCGGTAATAGTTCGCCTTGGATGCCGCGTCCGGCAATTCCAAGCTGCGCATGTCAATGAGCGCCATAAACGAACGTCCGGCATTACGCCCAATAGTAACGCGCGGAAACAATTTCACCTTGAATTCTTCTTCGATGCTGTTTGTCCATGGCTTCAGCGTATAGTTGACCCATTCGAGCGCTACTTGTTCAGCGTTGGCCCGCGCCGCGCCCGTCTCCCCTAGCATGATGGGATGCATGCCGAAAATCGCCGCGATTTCCGCCATTTGCTGTTTGCGCGCTTCGATCATTTGCGCTTCATTGGGAGTCGAACTTATTTTGGTGAATTTAACCCCCGATTCCAATAGTGCTATGCGCCCCCAATTCTCGCCGCCTTGCGCTTCCATCCACATATTGCGCAAGGCGTCTCGATTTTCTTTTTTCATCGCATTGGGAGTTTCTAGTACGCCGGAAGGCGTGGCGTTGTTTCCGAAATATTTGGCGGCAAATTTTTCCGCTGCCAGAGACAATCCAATCGCTTGGCGAGATAGCCAAATAGTGTCCTGCCCTAAGCGGCCATCCAGCGCTAGTCCGGGCACGTGGAGCATGTTTTCCTTGAGGATGACACGCTCAACGCCGCTTGTGCCTACATCAGTAGAATAATTTTGGTCTGTTTGTTCCAGGCCTTCGTGGGTGATGTAAACCAGCGGGTAAAGATTGCCCGGATTGTCGGGGAGCGGATGCAAGAGCCGGCGCGGGCGCGTGCGCGTGGGATTGCGTGGCCATAACGCTACAGGCCTGCCCACTGCATCGCGCTGAATTTCAGCATATCCATTGCCCCACAGAAGCGCGTGCGCCATGAAAGTCCGTATGAAGCTAGCATGGGTCATTTCGTCATTGGGCTGGTAGCGTATTACGTCATACAACGGATGTTCAATGGCTACGCGCTTGGCATGGCGGCTTACTGGCCCTTCGGAATCAACCCGCTCGTAAACCCGCATTGGCTGTGCGGCTATCGCTCCGGCAATTCGCGTGACGCACGCCAAAACGTAGGGGACTTGCAGTGCCGTTAATTGTGAGACTCTTAAGCCGCTATCCGTTCTCCCACCGCTGAAAATGTCCATTGCCCATTCAGCGGGGAAACCGAGCGGAGTCTGAGGATTTTCCAGAGAAGTGCGGCCTTCCCAAATTTGCTGCCAAATTCGCCTTAATCCTGGCCAGATCATTAAATTCTCACAAGAGATGAATTGAAGGTTCGGTGCTAGGAATGAGGATCGCCCTACCTAGAGCCATAATCAGCGCCACAACGCCGTCTATCTTGTCACCACTGCGTTCCTTATCGGGCTTTTGATTGCCTGCCGGGTCTTGCGCAAAGGTTAGGTTGCCTATTTGCCAATTCATTACCGGGCTATTGTTATGTTTTAACTCTTTCGATAATACCATCCGCAGAAAATCCCTTACTGGGCTCTGAAAGCTGGCGAAGCCCTGGCCGAATTGCACCATTTCCAGCCCGTCATCTTTCAGGTCAATAACAAGCTGAGTGGCGTTCCAACGGTCGTAAGCGATTTCCTTAATTTGGAATTTATCGGAGAGTGATTCATTTTCCGTCTTTTCGCCATCGGGATTTACCCCGGAAACGAATTGCCGGATATAGCGGTAATCCGTAACATTGCCGGGCGTGGCTATTAAGTATCCGTCGTCCTGCCAAAGACCATAATTCGCCACACCCTTAGCTGTGCGCTCCCGTACTTGTGCTTCCGGGCAAAAGAAGTATGTCAATGTCGCCCATTCTGGCGAATCACTATCTGGCGGAAAAACTAGAACCAATGCGCAAGTGTCTTGCACTGAGCCCAAATCAAGTCCGGCACAACAAACTCGGCCAGCTAAATCTTCCGCCGTGTATTTTTTGCTGCAAGCCGCCCAGGTTTCCGTTGAAATTGCCCGACTGGCAGATTCCGTCCAAACACAGAAATTCAGCCGCGCTACAATGTTTTCTTTGGCCGGAATCTGGATTGCCTCTTCCACTTGCTCTATCAAATAGCTTTCGGGGACGGAAATTCCAAGGTTGGGATTGGCCTTTATCCAACACTTCTTATCAGTCTTCCAATCATCCCCCTTGTCGAGCCCGCAAACGTAGGCAAACCAGGAATCGTTATTAACCGCGCCTTCCAGGATTTGCCGGCTTTGTTCGTGATGATTCCAGCAAACCGATTGGCGGTCATAGCCGCTGTTGGTAATCTGAAAAATCAGCGGGTTGCGCCGTGCCTTGGTGCCAGCGCGCATCTTATCAACGACGATGGCGCTAGGATGTTCGTGTATTTCATCAATCAGCGCCATGTGGACGCGCTTGCCGTCAAGGCCTTTTTTCTCGCTTGAAATCGCCCGGAAAAAACTTCCCGTTTTGGAGCAACTTAAATTATTGACGTGCGCCTTAATCAGCTTGGCAAGCCTAGGGCTCGCCTCGCGCATGTGCTCCGCATCGCGGAAAAGGATGCGTGCTTGCTCTTTAGTTACTGCCGCCGCGTAAATTTCGGCGGCAGGTTCGTTATCTGCAACGAGGCCATACAGGCCAATACCGCCGGCCA